GCCGTGGTGCCGTGGTTCAACGACGCCATCAGCGAAACAAATGTCAGCGTGAAAGTGGGCGACGACTGGCACCCCGTGACTCTGGCCGGTACCGGCGTGCAGGCTGTGGAGTTCGGCCTGCTGTGTCCCGGCGGGCTGGGCTATGCCAACGACAGCGGCGGGCTGGACAACGTGACGGTGACGGTGGAGCTGGCCTACCGCCCGCGCGGCGCCGCGGACTGGACAAGCCTGGGCCGGCGCAGCATCAGCGGCGCCAAACGCGCCGCCATCATGCGGGCATGGCGCTATGAGGTGGCAGGCTCCGGCCCGTTTGATGTGGCGGTCCGTGTGGTCAGCGCGCCCGGCGGCGACCGCTACATCAGCGACGTATATTTTGAGTATGTGCAGGAAATAGTGCCCGAGGATTTCCGGCTGCCGCATGTGACGCTGGTTGCCGTGCGTGCGCTGGCCACGGACAAACTGAACAACGGCGCGCCGCTGGTGAAAATAAGCGCCCGCCGCATGCAGGCGGTCCTGCCGGCATCGGACGGCAGCACGCAGGTGCGCGACCTGACCAACCCCGTATGGCAGATGCTGGAGCTGCTGACGCATCCGCGGTTCGGCGCGGGTGAGCCGCGGGAAAACATAGACCTGTTCAGTTTTGAGCGGGCAGCTGCATGGTGTGACACCTGCGGGCTGTCCGGCGCCATGTACTGGGACACGCAGACCACGCTGGCAACCGCTGCCGGGTATCTGGGCCAGTACGGCCGGTTTACGCTGGACCGTGTGGGCACCCGCATTGTGTGCATCAGCGACCAGCCGGAGGACATGCCGGAGGCGGCGTTTCTGGCCAGCAGCGCGGATATTCTGAAGGGCACGTTCGGCGTGGAATGGCCGCGGCTGGCTGAGAAAACTGACGGGCTGGAGATTACCTATTTTCACCCCGAACGCGGGCGGCAGGTAGTGTTTGTGCCCGGTGACTTTTTTCATACCGTTACCGACAGGCCGCCCAACGTGGGGCAGATCACACTGTACCCCTGCACGTCAGAGGCGGACGCGGTGCGCGCGGGCAGATACCTGAACGCCTGCAACCGCTATCTGACGCGCATTGTCAGCCTGACCCTGCGCTGGAAAGCGGTGGGCAGCCATCTGCGCCGCGGGGCGGTTATCCAGATAGCGGAGGATGAGTTTTTAGCCACGCAGAGCGGGCTGGTGCGGCAGGCCGACGCCCTGACCCTGCGGGTGAACAGGCCCGTGCGGCTGGACGCGGGCACCGCCTATGACGTGGTGGTGTCGCACACGGACAGACAGGACCCCGACACCGGCAACGAGCTGGTGGAGGTGCGCCCGCTGGTGCCCGTGGCGCAGGATACCGTGACCGACACGCTGACGCTGGCCGCGCCGCTGGAATATGTGCCGCAGGCCGGAGCCGGTGCCACCGTGGGACAGGCCGGACGGGCGGTGCGCTGGTATCGCATACTGTCGCTGACCCGTGCGGGCGATATGCGCGTGACCCTGACCGCCCTGGAATATGACCCCGCCGTATATGCCGCCGTGCCTGCCGTACCGCAGCCGGTACCCCCGCCCGCGCAGCCCGGTGTGGTCGGTCTGCTGGCCACCATCATTGATGTGGTGGAGGACCTGGTGGCCAAAAAAACCGTCAGCCTGACATGGCGCGGCACGGCCATGGCGTGGAGCGTGTTTGTACGGCGGCTGGGCAGCGATGCCGACGAATGGCGTTTTCTGGGCCGGTCGCCCTATCCCGCATTTGTGGCGCGCAACATCGAGGTGGGCCATATGTACCGGTTTGCCGTGACGCACACTGCATCGGTGGCGGACGGCATGACTGTGGATGTTGATTTTCAGCTCAATACGCCGTCTGGCAGTGTGCGGCCCGTGATGATGCTGCAGGGCGGCGGCGCCGTGCCGGTGACGGCGATGATTAACGGTGAAGAAACTCAGGTCATGGGAGTGTTTTAAATGAGTACATTACACGGCAATCTGAACGGCCCCGACAACATGCATGTGCCCTATGCGTGGACGTTTGCCGATGCCGCAGCGCGGCAGGCCGCCGTGGGGGTTGATGCCGCAGGTGTGGGCAAACTGGCGCGCCAGCTGTCGGACAACAGCCTGTGGATGCTGGCCGCCACCGACCCCATAAAATGGGTGGGCGTGGGCGGTGATGCGCTGATGCCCGGCACCATTCTGACATTTGCCGGCAGCATGGGCGGCACGGAGAACAAACACCCCGTCGATGCCGCCACCGGAGAGGTGAATACCGCCTATGCCCTGTGCGACGGCGGCACCTATACCGCACCGGACGGGCGGCAGGTGACTGTGCCGGATCTGCGCGACCGGTTTATTGTGGGTGCGTCGGGCACCAAAGCGCAGGGCGCCACTGGCGGCAGCGCGCAGGTGACGGCCACGGTGCAGGAAACCACGCTGACACAGGCGCAGATGCCCGCCCATACACATAATGCACGTACTCATAGCACATTTGACAGCGGTGCTGTATATCATCAAATAAGTGCGCCATCCGCGAAACAATCTCCATATTGGGGCCCTTTCATCTCGTCGGAGGGCGGCAGTCAGCCGCACGGGCACGGACTGACCTCTGACGATGAGGCCAACCTGCCGCCGTATTATGCGGTGGCGTACATTATGAAACTGTAGGGGGAGCCAATGCAGGTAACCATAATTCCCGCTGACAACATGGTGATGGTGGACGGCGAGGCCGTACGGGTGGACTGCCCGGCAGGCGATGGCGTGCACGCTATCCAGTGGCGCGGCGCCGCCGGTCATGTGGAGTACACCGACAACCGCCCGAATGCTCCGCTGACCGCGGAGGAGTATCCGCAGGTGGTGGCCCCGCATGTGGCCGCGTGGCAGGCAGAACGTGACAGGCTGGCTGCAGAATCGGCGGTACAGCCAGCCACGCGTGCGGAGCTGCTGGCGCAGATCAATGCCGAAAAGAACCGCCGCAGAGACAGCGGCTTTGTGGTGGACGGCGTGCTGTGGGACAGTGACTACGCCGCACGGCTGGCCTATGCGGAAATGGCCGCACGCTTTGCGGCGGCACCGGACTGCACCGTGCACTGGAAGGCCAGCGCGGGCAGCTGGGTGACGCTGGATAACGCGCTGTTTGACAGGGTGCGCACGGCTGCGGAAACGCATATAGCCGCTGCCTACGAATGGCAGCGGCAGCAGGAGGAGTCGCTGGCCAGCGTGCCGGACGACCAGCTGCACACCTTTACCCTGTAGGGGGCATTGTATGGCGAACCTGCATATTTTGTACGGCCTGCCCGGCGCTGGTAAAAGCAGTTACGTGGCCCGCCGCTGGGCTGGCCAGCCGGTGCAGATAGTTTGCGGTGACCATGTGCGGCTGGCGCTGGGGCATGAATACTACCGGCCGGCAGAAGCGCTGGTGCGCGGCATAGTGCAGGCCATGGTGCTGGCATCGTGCCAGACAGGCCGCGACGTGGTGCTGGATGACGTGAACCTGATGCCCGAAGATGTAGCGCCGGCAGTGGAGGCTGCGCGCTGCTACGGGTACAACGTGGTGCTGCACGTGGTGGCAACGCCTGTGGAGATTTGCCGTCGGCGGCGTGTGGACAGGGGCTTTCCGCCGGAGGACTTTGCCCGCCATGTAGCCGCGCGGACAGCGCACGAGGATGTGATACGCGGTATGGCGGATGCCATAATTACCAATGGCTGAGGCAGCGGGAGGCACTCCGGCATTTACGTGCGGCGGGGGTGTTGTATGGCCGGTGCTATTCTTCAAGGGCATCCAGTGCGGCCAGCGCGGCTGCGGCTATGTCTTCAAGGACAAAGGCCGCGCCGTCATAAACTGCGGCGTTTGCTGTGTCTGTCTCGCGCTTTTGTTCCGCGATTGCGGCAAAAGACTGTTGTAAAAAGCGCACACGGGGCAGCAGGTTGTTGTGTACTATTGTGGCTGCCTTGTGTTTGTCGTCTTGCATGATTGCCTCCATGCTTTCGGCTTAACATACCACGGGATTTACCAAGCGCAGAACGCGCTTTACAGCCGGCACAGCCTTCCCACCCCCCTTAATGCAGCGCAGCTTCGCTTTAACCCTCGTTCTGTGCGGTTGCTATGTCGTCGTAGATTACGGCAGCGGCTTGCTTCTCCATGGCCTTCAGCAGTTCGCGGGCTATTGTCTCTTCGCTTAACTGCAGTTGCCGCAGCTTCGCTTCCAGTTGCTGCAACGCCGGGCTGTAGCGCAGGTGTTCGTCCATGAACCATTCGGGGTGGTCTGCGGCGGCCTGTGAATCCGTTGCCGGATTGAATACCGCCTGCACCGTACCATGATTGCGCCCCCATGAGCGGGGGCCGTCTTCTTCGTACTGCGCTTTGGTCAGATAGGGCTTGCCTATCTGCGCCAGTACAAAGTTGGCGTTGATGTGAAAAAGGTTGATCAGCGCCGCCAGCACCCGCGCCGGCGGCGTACTTTTTTTATCCAGATACATGGCCAGTTCAGCGGCGCTGATGCCGAGCGCCTGCGCCACCTGTTCGTCCGTCCAGCCCACATCGTGCAGCACATCGGCCAGCCGGTCCAGTATGGCCAGCTCTGCCTCTGCGGGCTGTCCAGTGCCCTTGTCATCCTCTTTTACCGGCCCTTCACCCGTTATCAGCCACCGGTACGAAAAACCGAACCTGTCCGCCAGCATGGCCAGGTCCTGTGCATTGGGCCACTGCCCTTTTTCCCACTTTTGCAGCTTGCCCTGTGAGATGCCCAGATAGGCGGCCAGCGCACGGCGCGAGACGCCCTCTTTTGCATTCATGCGCAAAAAATTATCGTAAACGATTTCAAAGCATTTAGACCAGTCGTGCATTTTTCACCCATAAAAAACGTTACATGGGCTTGTATATGACTTCAAAAAAGACTACCTGAATCCTAAAGCAGTCAAATACGTTAATCTGAATACGCATCATGCATTCAACCTTTACCCCCGCCCACATGACGGCGGGACAGAGAGGAGCTGAACAAATGACGATAGCGCACGATGTAACCACATTTACCCCGAAGCGGCAAGAACTGTTGCGGATGTACCTGCGGCGCAACGGGTTGTCGTTTAAGGCTTTGGGCGCAGAAATGGGCATTTCGCCGGTGAATGTGGCACGCCTGTGTGACAAAGACACTGCCCCCACCCGCAGAGTGGCCCAGCTGCGCAAGCTGGGCATACCCGACGAGTTGCTGCCGGAGGCGCTGGACGTCGCACCCGGCCCCAAGCCCAAGGCGCAACGTGAGGCCGTGGCATGAGCCTGCCCATGGGCACATTGCTGCGCGGTTTTGCCCATGGCAGCCGCGCCCGTGCCGCAGGCCGCTGGTGGTATCAGTTCGGCCCGCGGCTGGCGGACAGCGGCCGCATGGTCGACTTTGCGGTGCTGTTTTTGATGCGGCACAGCACGCGCATGCTGCATGTGGCGGTGCCGCTGCTGCAGCTTGAAATGTGCGGCCCGTTTAATCCCGTATGGGACGGACTGGTACGCAGCATGGAACACGCGGCCCTGCAGGCGACCGGCAACACATACAGCCTGAATGACCAATGCTTTTGTGCGGCGCTGCCGCACGAAACCGCGGCCAGCAGAGTGAACTATGACCGGGGTTTTGCCCTGATTTAGCTCTGCTGGCTTTTTTACGCCCTGACAACCTGTAAAGCATAAGGATTTTTATACCATGCAAAGCCCATATGACTTTGAAAGCATGAGCCTGTCTGCCGCTGTGAAGCTGGCGGTGGCGCTGAGCGGGCGCAGCGACGACGACATAATAGCCCGTGCGGGATGGTCGCCCAGCGTGGGGCGCCGTGTGCTGAACATGACGGACAATTACTGGCCCAGCCTGCCCAATGTGGTGCCCTTTTGCCGGGCTGTGGGCAACACCGTGCTGGTGCAATGGCTGGAAGCGCAGGCCGGCAGCCTGGTGATGACCAGAGCCACGCCCATGAGCGCCGTAGGCATGGTGCTGTGCATGGGTGAGCTGTTTGAACGCATGGGGGAGCTGGCCACCGCCGGAGGTGCTGCTGTGGCCAACGGCGACATAGACGCCGGCGAAGCACGCGCATTGCTGCGCAAACTGCGCAGCGTGATGGCACGGGCTGCCCGCATGCTGGCACAGCTGGAAGCAACCGCACAGACAGAAGGAGAACATCATGCGTAGCGCAGAACACAGCCGACACGGCAACGCGGTGTCATTGTGGCTGATTGCATTGCACAGGGCAGCTGAAATGCGCTGCGCAGCAGCCAACCGCCGCTGGATACAGGCAAGGTGTAACGGCGCCAGACTGCACATATACGCAGACAGCGCGCAGATTGTGCTGCCCGGCACTGCCGTGTCCCCCCTCGAAAAAATCAGAATGCAGTAGCGGAGCCCCCCATGACGCGCACAGCACACCGCACACACCCCAGCACCCGCGTGGTACGCGCAGCCGGCAGGCTGCTGCGCAGCGCACATGAGCTGACACGCATGGAAGGTATGACCGATGCCGACCGTGCCGCCCTGGGACCGGTTATTGTCGGGCTTTCATCCGTTGTGCACAGGCACCGCGGCCTGCTGGGGTTTGTGCCCCGCACGGGGCGCCCCGTTTGGAATGAACCACCAATGCAAAGGAGACGGTAATGAACACATGGACATTTGACACATGGCTGTTGGTTGCAGTGCTGGCATGCAGCTTTGGCGGGGCTGCCCTGTGCGGGTGGCTGGAATTTAAATGCCGGAGGCTGCGCCGTGAAAAACGATAAAGCGCCGAAAGGGCTGCAGGCCATAGATTTTGCGGGCCAGAGCGCCCTTGTGGAACAGCTGACCCGTGAACTGCGCGAAAACCTGCAACGCATCGAGAACGACGGCGTGCCGGATGATGCCGCACGGCTGCGCAAACTGACGCGGCGGCTGCGGCTGCTGGCAGAAGAAATCACCCTGCTGTCACATGTGGCAGAAGCAGAAGCGAGGCTGCGCCCATGAGCTGGCCGGGCATAGGCATACTGTACGCGGTGGCTGTGGTGACGGTTTGGGCACTGGTTGCCGGTGGCAACATGAAACAGGACAGAGAAATGCCCCGGTGTCGGGGGTCGAAGTCTGACGCCGGGGCCTGCCTTCCCAGCCGGGGGGCAAAACAGAAGACGGCACACTATGCGCAATCGCACGGAGTGCGTCAAGACGGGCAGGAGGTACGGGTATGGAAGCTGTAAAGGCGCTGGTGGAGTTCTGGCGCGGTAGGGGGGGGGAATAGTCATGGCTGAACATCCCCTGCTTTTTACCGCGGCTATGGTGCGCGCGGTTCTGAACGACAATAAAACACAGACTAGGCGTATCGTACACCCTGCACAGGTTGGTGACCGTATATGGGTGCGCGAGGCGTGGCGCATAGGCGCGTGGAACAGTGAGACAGAAAGTATAGCTGTGGATTATCTGGCAAACGACTTTGCCCGCAAAGAGTGGCTGCATATAGGTGGTGAACGTTTTGCCCGCTACGTGCAGCAATCGCTGGATGATGTGCTCAAGGCGGCCGGTAACGCCGACCTGCTGGACTATACTTGGGAGCCGGGCAACGCCCCCACGCGCAAACGTCCTTCCATCCACATGCCGCGCGTTGTTTCGCGCATTCTGCTGGAAGTAACGGCCATACGCCATGAACCCCTGCAGGACATCAGCGCAGAAGATTGCATGACAGAAGGCGTGCAAAGCTATCTGCGCGGACATGATGCCTGCTGCGATCTGCGCGACCAGTTCCGCACTTTGTGGGACAGCATAAACGCAGCGCGCGGCTTTGGCTGGGATGCCAACCCGACTGTGAAGGTTATCAGCTTCCGGAGGGTGCGCTGATGGCCAGAGCCAGCAAGATTGAATGGTGCGATGCCACAATAAGCCCTCTGTACGGCTGCACCAGAGTAAGCCCGGCCTGTCAAAACTGCTATGCCGAAAAGCTGGCAGCGCGCTTTGTCCGGAATCCGCAGGTACAGCACCTGTATGCAGGTACTGTGGGTACTGGTGGCAAATGGACTGGCACGCTGAACCTGCACCCCGAACGCATGGAAGAGGCGCTGCGCTGGAAGAAGCCGCGCCGCATATTCGTGGCCTCGCAGGCTGACCTGTTCCATGAGGATGTGCCGGATTCGTTTCTGGATGCGGTGTTTGCCTATATGGCGCTTGCTCCGCAGCACACGTTTTTGCTGCTGACCAAACGGCCGGAGCGGATGCGCAGGTATTTTTTAGGAAGAAGGCTGGAGAGGGTAACGCCGGCGCTCTATGTGCGTTGGCCCCTGCCCAACGTCTGGCTTGGTGTGACCGTTGAAGACCAACAACGGGCCGATGAGCGCATACCCGTGCTGCTTGAAACTCCGGCGGCAAAGCGGTTTGTCAGTTGTGAGCCGCTTTTGGGGCCGGTGAACTTTTCACTGGTTACTGTGGAAGACAACAACGGTTGCGCTGCACAGATATGGCCCTTGCACGGCAGCGGCCTCGACTGGGTAATCGCGGGAGGCGAGTCCGGCCCGAATGCCCGCCCGTCACACCCCGACTGGTTCCGCTCGTTGCGTGACCAGTGCGTGGATGCCGGTGTGCCTTTCTTTTTTAAGCAGTGGGGGGAATATCTGCCCGATACGCAGAACCCCAAAATAAGCGGCCCTTCCAAGGACTGGCAGGGTATCCGCGTCGGCAAGAAAGCCGCAGGCCACCTGCTGGACGGGCAGGAGTGGCGACAAGTTCCGGAGGTGGGGGAATGAGTGGTCTTATTGTTGACCTCTTTGCTGGCGGTGGTGGAGCCTCGCAAGGGATATTCCAGGCGCTGGGAAGACACCCCGACATTGCAATCAACCATGATGCGCAGGCAGTCAGCATGCACATGGCCAATCACCCAGACACAAAGCATTATTGTCAAGATGTGTGGGCAGTACAGCCGAATCACGCAACCCGTGGCCGGAATGTTGACCTGCTTTGGGCTTCGCCCGATTGCAAGCACTTCTCCAAGGCCAAGGGAGGCAAACCGCGCGACCAGAACATACGCGACCTCGCATGGGTTGTTGTCCGCTGGGCCGAAGACGCGCGGCCCAATTTGATAATCCTCGAAAACGTAGAGGAGTTTGTCACTTGGGGCCCGCTGGGCACAGACGGCAACCCCGTAAAGGCACTGGCAGGCAAAACGTTTAAAGACTGGGTTAGGCGCATCAGACGGCTGGGCTACCGTGTGGAATGGCGAGAGCTCCGCGCATGCGACTATGGGGCGCCCACCATCCGCAAGCGCTTTTTTATGATAGCGCGCTGTGACGGGCTGCCCATTGTATGGCCCGCACCTACCCATGGCGACCCCAAAAGCAACGCCGTAATTTCCGGCAAATTGAAGCCCTGGCGTTCAGCGGCTGAGGTAATCGACTTTACGTTGCCGTGCCCTAGCATATTTGACCGGAAAAGACCGCTTGCAGAAAACACACTGCGCAGAATTGCGAGGGGGATACAGCGTTACGTGCTTGATGCCGCAGAGCCTTTCATAATCCAGACAGGCTACGGCGAACGTATGGGACAAGCACCGCGTGTTCCCGACATCAACAAACCGTTGGGTACAGTTGTTGCCGGTGGAGTGAAGCATGCGGTTGTCATGCCACACCTGCAACGCCAGTTCGGCCAATCTGTTGGGCAGCCGGTAGCAATGCCTGCGCCTACGGTTATGCCAGCCGGCGGAGGTAAGACCGCACTGGTTGCCGCCTTTATGGCGCAACAGCGTGTTTCTGCCTGTATTGTGGGGGCCGGTGGCCCTGCATATGCGGGCAAGCCTGCACCGGTCACGGCCCCCACGGGTACATTGCTGACCCGCAACCATAAAGCGCTGGCCGCGGCACACGTCTGCAAACTGCGCGGTACAAACGTGGGGCATGCCATGACCGAGCCGTTACATACTGTCAGCGCACAAGGCACCCAGCGGGCAGAGGTGCGCGTGTTTCTGTTGAAATACTATGGTTCCGAGAAAGACGGGGCCGACATAAGCAGCCCGCTGGGTGCTGTGTTGGCCAAAGACAAGCATGGGCTTGTGACTGTCTCTGTTAACGGAGAGCCGCATTTTATTGCCGACATAGGCATGCGCATGCTTGTGCCGCGCGAACTGTATCTGGCCCAAGGATTCCCCCGCCATTACGTCATAGACCGCGACGCGGAAGGCAACCCCATCACCAAAACCGCACAGGTTCGCATGTGTGGCAACTCTGTGCCGCCTGATTTGTCCGAAGCGTTGGTGAAGGCAAATTATGTGGCAAATGCAGGCTATGCTATGCACAGTCTGCCTCTGCTGGAGGCTGCCATATGAACAAGCCACAGCGTCCCATACTCCGCTGGCACGGCGGCAAGTGGCGGCTGGCCCCGTGGCTGCTGCAGCACTTCCCCGCCCATGACGTGTACGTGGAACCGTTCGGCGGAGCTGCTTCTGTGCTGCTGCGCAAACCCCGCGTTAAAACCGAAGTTTACAACGATCTGGATTCAGACCTGCAAAACCTGTTTACCCTGTTGCGGGATGCTGAGAGCGCAGCAGAGTTGGCCCGCAGATGCGAATTAACGCCCTTTTCCCGGGAAGAGTTTAATTTGAGCTATCAGCCTGCAGCGTGCCCGATAGAGCAGGCACGCCGGTTTATCGTCCGCAGTTTTTTCGGATTTGGTAGTAAGGCGTGTGTGACGCAACGCAGGAATGGGTTCCGCTGCTTGAGGTATGGAGAGACCAGCCCTGCGGTTGACTGGGCACGTTACCCTGCCGCACTGCGGGCAGTTGCAGAGCGCATGCGCGGGGTTGTCATAGAGTCTGCCCCCGCACTGGACGTTATACGCAGGTTTGACCGGCCTACGACCCTCTTCTACATCGACCCGCCATATGTCCACAGCACCCGTAATGTGCGCGTGGGCAGCTATCGCCACGAAATGACAGACGCCGATCACGCAGAGCTGGCCAGCGCATTGCGCCGCATAAACGGGATGGCAGTCGTATCGGGCTACGACTGCGGTTTGTACCGCGAACTGTATGCCGACTGGACACTCAAAGCTGTTGCCCACCATGCAGATAGCGCTGCTGAGCGCACAGAGTGCATCTGGATATCGCCTGCGGCCCTGCGCAACTCAAGTCATAATTTGCTGGAGTATGGAACATGAACAAGCCAGACCGCAGGCGGTGCCCGGTCTGCCGGCAGATACCGGGCACGGAAGGGTTTTGTCCCGACTGCTTCAACGGCCGGAACAGAACACGCATGAAGGACGCTACTGGACGATGGGTGTTGGTTTTTAAGACACAGGAGGAGCTGCAATGCAATGCCTGCGAAAAGCAGCCGAAGTAGTACCAGCCGACTGTTACAGGCTCATACTATCCACCGAACGGCACACTGACCTGCAACAATGCCTGGCGTGTCCGCACGGTGTGGCTCTGGCCGGTACCGTCGCCCATAAGCAGGATCAGAAACGCGCCCGGCGGCAGGGCGCCTGTTCTGAAAACTGGATGATGCCCACACCAGCCATGCCGCCGGAATGCCACATGGCAATGGCAGTACCCGCAGCACCCCCAACCCGGCAGGAAAAACCCCGCCCCCCTGAAAGGGCGGTGCGTCAAAAAGCCATACGGCCGCCGGCACAGGACAACCCGCATGTGCGTGCACTGCGCAGCGTTGGCAAAAGCCTGCACAGCCGCTGGGTGACACAGGGCAAAGTTGGCCTGCGATATCTGCGTGACAGAATGAATACCGCATCTGCCAAAACACAGTTGCTGACAGTTAACGGTTTGCGGCACCTGCTGTATGCGCAGGGCCTGACAGTGCAAGACGGCGGTGTAAGAAACCGGTTCAAGGTATTAATGCTGGATGACGCATGGCGTCGCTTTATGAGTGAGGAATAAGAGATGAACATTGACACTGAACTGTTAGCTCAAATGGTGCGCGAAGAGTTGCGTGCTGTTCTGCCCGAAGTCCTGCGGAGTGTCGCCGCACCTGTCCTGGAAATGGAGGCGCTGCGCAAAAAGAAATACCTGCGCCCCGACGAAGTGGAAAAGCTCTATGGATTACGGGCCACGACGTTATCCAACAAACGCGTACTCGGCCTTGGCCCAAGATATGTCCAAGACAAAGACAGAGGCTCTATTCTTTATCCTCAAAAGGATGTTGAAGCATGGATGCAGGCTCGAAAGAGGCGGACTTATGACCAGCAATAAATATATTCTCAATCGTGCGAACGGCTTGCCGTTTGGCATCGGGGCACAAGTGGCTGTATCGTTCCGTCATTGCAATAGTGCTGTGCCCCATCAATTCCGCAATGACATACAAGGGCACGCCGGCCATGGCCAGCCAAGACCCAAAGGTATGACGCAACGTGTGAAAAACCACTTTGTGCCTATTGTCAGTGATGCCGGCATTGAGGCCGACCGCATCCACTGCACGCATAAACGTTTTGCTGACCGCCGGGCTTTGCTTGCCGTTACGGGCAGGAAACAACAACGCGGCTGGAGAATCGGGCAGAATCGACTCAAGCAACGTTTTCAGACTGGGAGTGATATACGCGGTGCGGGACCCCGCTTTGGCGTCCATTATGTGAATGATGCCGCTTTCAAGCTCCACCTGCCCCGCCTGCAAAGAAAGAATTTCGCCCGCCCTCATGCCGGTGTGAAGCGCTACAAACGCCACTGCATACATTTGCGGGCTGCGCTGCTTCAATTCCCCCAGCAACAGGTGCGCCTCGTCGTGTGTAAGCCAGCGGGTACGGGCATTGTCCACCTTTGGCAACGTGACTTCTGCAGTGGGTATTTTGCCACTGTAGACGCCCCATGCGGTCATTTTCCGGTAAACTCTGTGCAGCAGACTCAATGCGTGCCGGACCGTCTGGGAAGACCGGCCCGACTTGATAAGGTCGGCCTTCAGCCCTTCGACGTCCAGAGGCTTGATGCTGTCCAGGGGGAGTTCTCCGAGGGTTGGCTCTATCAGCAAGCGGTAGCGAGCACGGTCAGTCGCAACGCCTTTTACCTGGTACAGGTGGCGTTCGTCATACAGCTGCCACGCCTGATTCAGGCTAATAGCTGCACGTTTACGCGCTGCAGGGGGCAGGTCACCATGGCGCAGGCTACGCAAACGCTCAGAGCGAATTTCGTTCGCCATGGCCGCAGTGTATCCCTCACTCCGACGGCCAACCTTTTCCCACACCTTGCGCTGGTCGTGTCGATAGGTAATGTAAAACGTACCATCTGGCTTGCCAGTGTGGAGCTTTGCAACAGAAGACTCCTGCACATAAACGCCCACAAATTTGGTCTTCTTGCGGTTCAC